TTCATGTAATCAGTAGTGGAACTGATCGACTGTGCCCTGCCAGTTGATGCGTCCGCCCGTGTCCACATGCCGACCACCAGCAAGCTGTGACAGCCGAGCATTCAGATCGAGCAGCATCTTGTGCTTCTGTGCAATGACATCGTATAGCTGATCGGACAGCTTATTACCGATGCGCCGCTTCTCTTCAGGCATGAATGGCGAGGACTTCAGGTTATCGATCTGCGCGCGTATCTCATTCTCGCGTGGCATGAGATCACGACTGATACCCTTACCGACTTCTGCTGTAGCCATGTAGAGGTTGCGCATCACAGGGTCTTGTGGCACAGGGCTATCACCTGCCTTTAGAAGTGGCGCACCTCGCTTCACGCCAGAGAAACCTTCACCACGTATGTCACTGCTCACGTTCGCAGTGGCAGCAACGTTTCTCCACATCCCACTGGTGCGCTCTTCCATCGGACCGAACGTGGACTGTGGCAAGTTGTTCTGCCATATGCTATTCGCGTATCGCGTGTTGTCCTGCCACTGCTGCTTGTAGTCACGCCACAGTCCTTCCCATGCCCACGCAGGATCTACCTTGCTACGCTGGTTGAAATTGTGTGCCATATCATAGGCAGCACCGAACGCACCGCCAAGTGAACTCATCACTGCTTTGAGCGTGCCAGAGTTGGCACGTGTTAGCACACCATCAGTGCCTTCCTGTCCAGGCACATTGTGTGTCGGGCCACCACCGCTCGTCATACCACTAAGTAGTGGCTTGCCTGACAGTGCATTGCTGACAAGCGTATCAGGTAGGTTGCGTGTCTCCTGTCCAGTCAGTCCAGCCACCGCACCACTAATAAGTGGTGGTGTATCCACAGGCACAAATGCACTCACTGCACCAATGCCTGTCTGCTTCACTGTGTCGGTTGTCACGTGATTGTCGAACACACCAGCTAGCGTGTGAATGAGTCGTGACAATCCATCCTCATCACTGTGTGCGTTCCACGTGCCAATCGCATGACCAGTCACACCGCTGAATGCTGGCCACAACCACTGCCATTCATTCGGGAACGGCAACTCTGTATGGTTGGTTGGATCAGTGCCAGGGCCATGGAATATAGTAGCGTTGCGTGCTTGCGTGCTGTTCGATAACTTATCCTCTAGGAACTTGGTATGCTCCGGTCCACTAAGCAATGCCGACAGGTGCTCTGCCAGTGCAGTTGTTGCCAGGACTGTGGCGATTGTTGTGCCTGTCTGGATAGGATTATCTCTGACTGCACGCAGTGATCCACCAAGTGCCTGTATCGTCGTGTTGTAGAATGGCACATTCTTACTGAGCCGTTGTGTCCACACACCCATACCTCGTGTACCTGGATTACCTGTTACACCCTGCACCGCAGTCGCTAGCGTGCGCGGCGTATAGCGTGGGTTAGAGATGTTCAGGTCATGGATGTAGCTGTGTGGTGCATCAGCTATCACGCCATACAATTCTCGTGCCAGCGTGTGTAGATTGATGGCCGACTCTGCTGTGCCTTTCACTACACCGTTGATTGTGTCACGTGCAAAGTTTGGTAGTGGCACACGATCAGGTATGCCTTGGAAGTTGGGCCTGTTCAGTAGTGGTGATACTGCACCTGCGGTCGGATCACGAATGGTGCCGCTCATATCCGATGCACCCGGCTGCATGTTCAGCAGCGCACGATTACCACCAGCACCGACACCTATTGCTTCGCGTTTCGCTAGGTTGGACGCTTCGTAGTGTGCACGCATCCAGTCAGTCCATGCATCTACCTGTGCATCGCCATAGTATTTACGCAGTGATGCGCCAACTACATTACTGCGATTGCCCATCATGTCAGCGACGTTCTTCGTGATGACGCTACTCGCATCTCCAGCTAGTGTTCGCGCTGTGCCAGAGATCATCGTGGGGTCATATGGTAGTCGCGTGTCAAGCATCTTATCAAGTGAGCCACGCCACATGCCACGCGGTGCTTGTGCAGGAATGAGTCCGAGATCACGGATAGCAGTCTTGATCGCGAACGGTGCACCGAACAGAGTGCTAGCCAAACCTGTAGTCGCACTCTGTGTCGAGAGCCGTGCTATGTTTGCAATGCCAGCACTGATGTTTGTCTGCTGAGGACCACCACCAAGATTACGCCACAGTGCTGAATTGTTGATGTCGAAGATACGAGGCCCAGCCGATGTCTGGATCGTGATACTCCTGTCTAGTGATCCACCTGCTGGCTTGGTGGTGTCCTTGACCTGGACCGATGGGATGGTGCTATTCACTTGCAGTGGAGTTCTACGCTCTGTTACAATCTCACCAAGTGATGGGTCAGCACGCTGCTGCTTGTAGATATGCAGTATCCAGTCGCGCTGCCAGTCCTTCAACTGTGCCTGTTGTATCGACGTGCCGAAGTGCTTGATCATGGCATCGGATGCAGACGTGGGTGGTGTGTTGTAACCACTGTTTACATCACGCAGCTTGGCATCCCACGAGTGCATGTAGTTGCCACTTGCATCGATGGTTGGCATGAAGTCAGGATACCACTTGCGTGCGTAGTCAGCCTGTGCTGGTGTGATCAGGCCACGCTTCTCGTAGCTATCCACAATGGATGACTGGATGTCCTTGTTCTGATCGAGCAGTGCTTTGATCTTCGGGTTCTGCTCAGCAAGATCAACCACCTGTCGCAGCCCAGGTGCTGCACCAGTCGGTGCGTCCGTTGGGTTGTTGCGAAAGCTAACACGGTAGTCCTGATCAGTCTGTGGCGTCCACATGACACCGTTACCTGCTGCTTCCTGTATCTTCTGGTTGCGCAGGTTGAGTTCACTCTTGAACCATGCAGCTTGGTTGAACAAGTCTTGTTCTGCTGGCGACAGTGCATCAACCGCACCCTTGTAATCGATGATCTTCGGGAACTGATGTCCCGTGCCTTCCTCTGTGCCTGTCCTGAACAATCCTTCCATCCTGCGGTTGGCGTTCGCAGGATTGTTGATCAACTCGTTAGCTGCAATCCGTGCATCAGCCGCAGCCGGTGTGGCTGCCATTGCTGGTGCCTTCGCTAGTTCATTCAGCACAGCATTGGGATTGTATGCATTCGTTGCCCACTGTCGTGTCAGCCCACTAGCATCATTGGGCAAGGGCATCTCGATAGGTGATCCACCCGATACAGCACGCATGGGCGAGTTCAGCGCAGCAGTCACCGCAGCAGGATCACGTTCTACTCCCTTCACCACATCAGCGATAGTGTTGATGGTGCGTGGTCCATACTTCGCTGCGGCCCATAGTCCTGCGGCACCAGCAGCGAGTCCACCGTAATACATCCAGCCAGGGATGCCACTATCGTTGTTAGGATCAGGCTGTCCGTAGTTGGGACGCAAGGGTGGTGTAGGCGGTGGAAACATGTTCGGTATCGACGGTGGCCCATCCGTAGTTGTTATCTTCGCTGCCACCGTTGTTGGTGCATCAGCCGCTGACGGGAACATGTTTGGCATGGATGCAGGTGCATCCTGCTGTCCCACCGCAGCGCCTTCTGGTCCCATCGCACCACCGACGGCACCAAGTCCACCAGCAATTGGTAGTGCACTGCGTGGCACCGACACAGTATTGAGTGCTGCACGAACCCAAGCAGGACCAGCAAGTTCAGGTGATGCAGTGAACGCCGCTTGACCCAATCCGATACCAATGTCTTGCCCGAGCTTGGCTGCTTCTGTCTTAGCTTCGAAGTGTGGAACTGCTGCCAACGCAGATCGCACTGCGTTCTCATTCATCCCCTGCAATGCTTCATGCCCAGGTAGCACAGTTGGTGCGTCGGAAACTTGTGGTGTCACGGCAGCAACAGCAGGATTTGTCTGCTGCGCCCACCTGACAATGGGCTTGGCGATCTTGTCTATACCAAGTTCAGCAAGACTCTCGACACCAGCACCCAGATAACTAGCAGCACCGGGCACCCAATTCTTAGGATCACTCGCGGACTGGCCAAGCGCAACAGGTGGTAGCAGCGATGCACCAGCAAGTGGCAAGCCCTGCATGCTATACAGGAAGCCTTCACTGGCCTGTGCCTGTTCTTCAGGAGAGATAACACGCCCGGTGTTATCAAGCAGGCCAGAATACATCCGCAGCGGCATGATTATGATCCGAGCGGATACGCAGCACCAGACTTACCACGCATGACTGGCTTGCCATTCACTGTGTAAGTCTGTATGACAGTTCCTTGCATCGCTCCTTGAACGTCTGCTGCTGCATTCTTGAGGCCAGGGCTGTTACTTCTACTCCATGTATCAACTGTCTTCATTGCGTCGCCCTGCGCTTTACGCCCAGCAGGGCTATTCGTATCTAATCGCACAGGCCCACTTGGTTGTGTAGTGGCGCCTGTGTCGGGCTGTGCCACTGATCCAGGTGGAGGCTGTAGTGATGTCACACCTCCGCGCGCATCACGCCGTCGCTGTGCAATGTCTTCGAGGCGCTTACCAGTTGTCTCTATCTGGTCGAGCGGAACCTTACTTATACTAACCTGTAGCGGATCGCCTTCACCAGTAAGAGGCAGTGGTCCACTGACACTTGCAGTCAGCGGTTTGCCAGCACCCTGACCTGCGCGCTGCGCGGCCGCCCGTATCTCCGCAGCACGCACCAGTGCTGGCGCAGTAACTGTCGCACCAACACCTGCCATACCAGGAACTTGTGCCAGATTAGTCTGTGCTCCACCCTGTGCGAACTGATTGTATCCTGTGCCCGATGCTTGGAAATTCTTGCTCGCCTGTGCCATGTCAGCAGCACTTGCAAGGTTAGTCATCGCACCGGGAGCACCACCGAAGTTCATCCCAGGCATGCCACCTTGCGCCAAGAACGCAGCACCACCGGGTTCCTTTATAATGTTCGGGAACTCTTTCATGTATGCTTGCTGCATCTGTGACGCTAGCTGCTCTCGTGCGAAGTCATGCTGCTGCTGCATGTCCTGGCCATACAGATTGTTCGCAGCTTCACGCTGATACTGATAATCGCTCAGCATCATCTGCGCATTGGCAGAACTGCCAGCCGTAGCGAGCGGAGCGAGTGTGCTTTCAATCGGCCATGGATCGAGACCAGCAGGACTAGTCTGACCGTATTGTGCTAGTGGCATAACTACCTCACTGCCAGTATGAGTTTTGGTCTACAGTCGCGTCACCTATACCAAACCCCGGTGCCGTCTGGTAGTCGGACGCATTCTGTCCGTAGCTCGACAGATCACCCTTGTTACCACTACCTGACGTGAGATAGTTCACAAAGTCCCTGATGCCGCCACCTGCACCCGTTGCAGTCTTGAGTGCATCAGTCAATGCTGTGGTCTTGTTGATGTTGAAGTTCGGATCAGCAATAGTGCTGCCAGCCTTACCATACGCATCTGATACAGCCTTCGATGCGGTGTTCATTCCTGCCATGCCATACGCTGGTGCCTGTCCAGCCGCTGCTGCGCGTTGTCCTACAGCTTGTGCCATACTGGTATCGACACCACTCGGGCTGATGCCTGAATACTGTAGCTGCGGATGTGCAAGCGTGGCCGTGTTAGCTGCGGTCTGCTCCAACGCTTGCCTGCGTCCCTGATTGATCTGATCCACGCTAGTCATGCCTTTGATCTGCGCATCGATCAGGCTCTGTCGCAGATTAGTCGCTTGATCTCTACCGATCTGTCCAAGCACAGGACCAGCCGCAGTGCCAGTGCGAGCAAAGTTGCGTAGCGTATCAGCTATCAGTGGGTTGAACGTGTTGTTCGCTGCCAGCGTAGCCTGATTAGTGAGCAGTCCAGTGAGTTGATCACCGCCCATCGGTCGGAACGAGGCCAACTCACGCTGTGCTGCATCTGCTGCCGGTGCTGCACGTGATGCACGCAGTGCTTCCTGCTCATTCGCGAACTGTGCGCCACGCAGATCGGTAGTGTTGCGTGAGATCGCAGCCTGCATAGCAGCAGTATTCGCTGCCGCAGGTAGCGGACCTTGCGTGTTGATCCACGTGTTGGTCGCAGGATCATACCGCGTTCCACCACCATACGGGTCTTGTGTACCAGCGACACTGCGTTGGTTGATCAGTGCCTGAACAAGCGATTGGTTCGCAGCGTTGTCCCGTGCATCCTGCAACGCCTGCATCTGCAATGCAGCGTTGCCTGTCTGTTGCGCATTGCTGCGACCAGAATTGAGAGCCTGACCAGCGAGACCAGCTACGGCACTGATACCAGCAATCGTTGGTGTGATCCATGCCATTAGCTGAGTTCCTTCAGGTATCCCTGCTCAATGAGCCTGTATCCCAACTTGGGAAACAGCGGCTCTACGTCGTAGTCAGTGCGATGCTGGTGTGTGATGAACCGCACACCACGTGCACGCAGCACAGGTTCAGCGTCAGCCATCAGCTTTCTACCGATGCCCTTACCACGGTGATCGACACCCACAGCAATGATGTCACACGCAGCGTTGACCACACCGATGTGGTGCAAGTGTGGGTAGATATGATACATCACGAACCCAAGCAGTGTGTGGTTCTCACGTGCAGTCATCAGGATCAGGTTGCCGCTCTGGCACAGGTTCGAGTATGCAAGCCAGTTCATGCGCAGCGGTGGCAGCCCTTCACTCGCAATGGTGCGCATGAAGTAATCCTGTAGCAGCGCGTCAAGCTGCGGATACACCTGCACGATCGGTTCGATCTGCAAGTCCACTAGAATGCTCCCGTGTTACCGAGGCCGCGCTTCTGTGCATCTAGCGTATCAGGTGCCACGTAGGCAGGTGACGTGCCTGCTGTCCCACCAAGTGGATTAGCTGCATTCGGGTTCTGTGCACCCTGCACTGCACCACCTGCATTGATGAGTTCACTCAGGTCAGCGAACTTCGTCTGACCAACGGCATTGCGGAGTGCACCGCCGAAGTCACTCGTGAAGCCTGCTGCTTTGCTTGCAGCGGTACTACCATACGTGCTCGGATCGAACGTTGAACCCAGCGTCAGGTTATTCACATCACTACGTGCACCACTGATGTAGTCATCCAGCGACTTGCGATCTGTCGCCAGGATGCCCTGTCCCAAGTTCTGCACAGTGCTGGTAGCAGCAGCCTTCTTCTGGTTCAGTGCATCAAGTGCACCTTGGTAGCCAGCACCAGTCAGTGTGCCACGCTTCTGCGCATTGGTTAGGCCAGCCATCAGTGGATCGAACTGCTCATTCACCAGACCACCAACATATTGTCCAGTGAGACTATCAGGCAATGCAGTCTGTGAATATGTGGGACTGAATGTTTGGTTCAGTTGGTTAGTTGCCTGTGTGCGCTGCCCACTCGTGAGGTTGTTGAGAATGGTGTCGCCGAGATTAGTAGGAAATGCTGCGCTCGGGTTCGGGTCCAAATCCTGCACAGAATGAAACTGCCGCTGCACAGCAGGCAAGATGTCCGACTCCCAATACTTGCCAGGGTCCAGACCTTGCTGCCGGAACTGATTACCAATCGCTGTCACAGCGTCATCATACGCTGTCTGCCTACTACCCTGGAATGCTGTCTCCTTGTCAGCAGCAGCTTGTGTTGCGGTAGCAGCAGCGGTATCGCTTGTTGTCTTCTCACCAGCTTGTCGCTGCGCAATCTCTTCATTCAGCTTCTGTGATCCAGTCTTACCACCGGTATCTGGCACCATGCCGTAGTAGCCACCACCGTAGCTTATCGGTTGACCAGTTCCACCAGCACCAGGATCATCGGTGAACGTCATGCCATTCACTGGATCGGTATACACATGTGGCTGCGGTGGCACATACTGCTGACCACCTCCACCACCTCCACCCTTACCGCCACCATACGCAGCACGAGAGAACAGATCGGGCTGACCACCATCAGTGAACATCACGCTATCCTCTCATACTTGTAGATGGTGCCAAACCGTGTGAAGCCCATGTGTCGATACAGAGCATCGACTGCGACGGTGCGAATACCGGCAACGTCTCCTGATTGAACGAGAATGGCGCCCTTGGTATCAATGCACCAATCGACAAAGCCACGCATGAGACGCATGCCAATCGCAGCGCGCTTCGGTGTGCCTTCACGCACATACCATGCATCCTCGACACCCATGCCACGTGGACTGAAGTAGAAGGACACGACCTTGCCGCACACCGCGCCGACGTATCCACCATCATCATCCCGTGCCAGCCTGAAGTAGTAGTTCGGATCACTCAGCGTGTAGGTCATCGTGTTGCGGCACCAGTTCCAGTCGAACACAGGGCCGTGCTGTCCATACGTACCAAGACCATGCAACTCCTTAGCAAGTCCAACCGCATAGCTCAGGTTGTCCATGTCAAGTGGAACATACTGCATCTATCGCCTGATGCCGCCATGCACGTATGCCAGTGACACACTGATGAACTTCAACTTGCGCTTGGTCGCACCGAAGAACCGCAGCTTCATCAGCTTGAATTTCGTGGTCCACGCATACAGTCGCTCATCACTGCTGCGTCGCCCACCACCATACGGCGCGTCACCATACGGCACGTTACCGAAGCCGCCCACACCACCGCCCATGAAGTTCATCTGCAACATCGGCTGATCAACGCCCTGATACGTGATGATGTTGTCAACGAATGCTTCTGCTGTGAACTCCGCATCGCCCTGCGTATCCAGACCGAGATACCGCGTCTGCTTGATATCCATGCGGTGCTTGAAGTCAGCCCATGGCATCTCCCACTCGAATGCAATCGACTCACCACTGCTACTGTTCACCGCTGGATCATTCAGTCGATCAGCACCAACAGTCGGGTTATCGAAGTCATACGAATACAGCTTGTTGCCGCGTGCGAAGATCACGTTCTGCAACGCAGTCCTGCATGCTGCCTGCCATATCCACCCGCGCAGACGTGCCCATGCTTGTATCTTCAGTGCAGGGATGTTGGTGAAACTGAAGCACACGGTCTCATTGACGGTCACACCATCCGCAGCAAACGATGGCACGAACAGCATGTAGCGGAAATGGCGCAGATCGTAGACTGCGAACACTGACTTGCTGATCTGTGCATGTGTCAGTGGCTGAACCATCCCTGTGATCATGGGATCGATCAGGTGACTAGCCCTGACAGGTCGTAGCGTGTTGAACATGTTCACACGCGTGATCGAATTCACTCCCACATTGTCGCAGTAGAAGGTATCGTCTCCCACTGAGATGAGCGACCTGTGCGTGAGGCACCCATACTCTTCGATGAAGCCGTCATCGCTGGGAGTATGCACTGCTGGCGTGCCAGTGTAGACACCCAAGTTGACAGGCAACACTCCACGCTCGAACGTGACCAGCAACTTGTCACGATAGGCCACCAGTCCAGTGATCGTAGCGGAACCAAGAGACACGCGAGGACCAAGGTCAACGTTAACAGCGTCGTTCGGTGCCGGATCGCCAAAGTATGTCCCACTCGTGCCACGTGCGCTGATGAACAATGTGCTGGGATTAGTCACTACACCAGCAATGCATGTATACTGTGAATGTGCGATTACATACTTGCCGACAGGCGTGTTGACATTCGATATCTCAGCAAGATCAACGAGGAACTGCACCAGCAGGTAGTTTGCGTTGGTTGGATCGCCACTTACGATCAGTGGCTTGTCGCGCCCGTTGCAGATGATCAGGTCACTGTTGAAGATTGTGAAGTTGACCTCAGTCACGCCCGCTGGCCATGGCGTTGCT